TAAGTGTAGTTGACTGTCCAATACGTTTGTCAAAGAATCTACAACCAGGATTAAGAATAGCGCCATACAAACTGTTCAAGTTAATCTTTTTAACTAACTGTCAAAATGCAATCTCAGTGTCATTGCCTGCTTCAATTGCCTTACGCATCTTGGCTTGTAGTTCTTTACGTTCTGCGTACCAACGTTCTAGCAAGCCTGGAATAATACCTTTCTTCTCATACGTAAAGATAGTACCGTTAGCACTTAAGATCCAACTTGTGTTGCTGTCGAATATCATCTTCCATAACTCGGCACCTGTGTGTACTGTGCTTTCGCCATTCTCCCAGTCCACAGTTATCTCTGTGCCTGCCTGCATTTCCATGACAGCAGTATACTCCAATGTTGCAAACAAACCTTCCCAGGCGTCTGTAAAACTTTTGCCTGCATTACGCTTTTCATTAAGATAACTGTCAGTCATAATAGGACGTAGTTGTCCTACAATAGTTTCTGGACCCATGTTTAAGGCACGAATAGCACTAGGATATAGTGAGTTAATATCAATAGCACCTACCCAGTCATGCATACCTTTTTTAGGATGTGCAACATAAGCACCTGCCGCTTGTGTTTCACCTAGCTCGTCTCTGTTCCTATTAGGCACAACCATGTCAAGTTGGTGTGCTTCGTTAATAATTGCTTGTTCTGTAACAGCCACAGCACCCATTGTTGTTGGCAACAATACTGTGTTATCGTGTGCAAGTTCATTTGCTAGATCCAAAAACTTTAGTTTCTGATCCATTTTGAACAGTAGTGCAACGTCCTGTCTGTTATATTCAATAAACGTTTCAAAGTCTTGATTGTATAACTGATCCAGTGTGCCTTCGTATGCTGTTTTACGTTCGCCTAATTCATATTCACCGATAGCATCTAGCGAATAACTATGACGTTCCTCGTATGTGTATTTGCGATAGAGTTGCATGTAGTCCATGTGTACTCTACCCAGCAAGTCAAATGTAACCTGCTCTGCACCAAAACGTTCAAATGTACGCTTCTTGGGATACTGCCCCCACAAACAAAAACGTCTTGTGTCGTCCTTACTCAGTACTCTGTTGATACGCAGTACTGTATAGGGAATATCATATCCTTCACTGTTCCAGCCACTTAAAATATCTGCATCATCAATCAAGTTTAAGAACTGATCTAACATGTCTGTTTCTTTTTCAAACATGAAAGTATCCTCGAATTGATCTGCTACTGCCTGTGCATCTTCCCAGCTCATACCTTTAGGCGGTATAGCAAGTGTGATTAATTTACCCAACCAGTCTAAGTATACTGTAATTGCTGTGATAGGATTAAAGGGATCATCGGGAGGACTGAAACCTTTTTGTGGATCAAAGTCAACCTCAATATCGAAAAAGCATGTATGCAGTTTAGGAGCATCAGCACCCAAGTAGTTTTCTTCTAAACATCTGTATACAACATTTATGTCCGATTCCCATAAACGTTTATTGCCACCTTGTATCTTTTGTTCTTTGTGAAACTCTTTGCCGTTGCGTGTACTGAATCTACTTACAGGTGTGCCATAGATAGTTCTATGTTTGCCTTTGGGATCATCATAATAGAATACGTAGTTGGCAGGAAACTCGTTATAGATTCTCTCGCCATTAACACGTTCTACAACGTGAATTCTGTCTGTGTCTCTGTCATGTAATGCGTCTACGTAACTCATTTTACCACCATCCTGATGCTACACCGTATCCAAATATGTTAACAAAACCAAAGTAAGTTGTCAACATCAATGGAAATAAGATTCTTCGTCTGTAATAACCCAACGCACCTGTTACACTGCCAATAAAAAATCCAGGATATATGATACGCATATCAGGAGCATCAGCAGTAAACGCTAACATAAAACTAGCAGTCACAGTAGATACAAATGCTACTAGCTCTAAGTAAAATGCTATGGGGTCAGACCGATAACTGTCTAAGGCAAACTGCCTGATAGACTTCAAAGTGTCTTACCAACGGTCTCTAAGATATGTACTGTTTCTTCGTGGTCTTGATTGACTTCACCAAGTTTAGACTTGTGAGCAATTCTAATTGCTTTTTTAAGTACAGCTGGTTTAATGTCCATAGACTCTGCCACTGCTTTTACTGTGTCGTTTAAGCCTGCATTAAGGTCTTCTACCTCACGCATAACCTGCATGCCTTCGTTAATAACTTGATTGAGTTTTGCTTTTTGCTCGCTTGAATAAACTTTCATTAATTTTCCTTTATTAAATGTGTAGGTAAAGGTTTACTAGGATCTAGTCTAACACTAAAAGATATCCTAACAGTTTTGTTAGGATTTGTAAACCTATGAGGTATTTGATTTGTCATAATTATAGGTTTTACAAGTTCATATCTTGTGTGTTCGTGCCATTTTCCTTTTGTCTCACAGTTAATATACACATGTTTGTTGCCTAAGTCAACAAAATTGGTAGTCATATCGTCTGGCACATGATAAAAAATACATGACGTTCCTAAACATCCGGTGACGGGAAAGTTAATGGATATACCTGCCTCATCAACATCAGTATGTACATATTCTAAATCTTTAAATGGTGGGCTAACAAAGAAGCACATAAATGCTGGATGTATGTTATTAAGTTCAAACCACCTAGATAGTAAAGGGCAATCGTTAACTATCTTATCTTTATCCAAAGGAACAAATGTTGCGTATGCGCCATTGAGTGCCTTTTTGACTATCCATTGCAAATTCTTGTCAGTTCTGTAGTAGTTTTGAATTTCATGTACCACACGTTCATTGCAATCTAGCCAATTCCAAAGAAACATTGGAAATCCTTATTCTGCTGGTGGTGGGTGACCATACCACTTTTCATACCAATCTTCTCCCCAATGTATAGTGTCTTTGCTCGTGTCCCAACCTTTCATAATATGGAAAGGTACGGTTTCTGGTGTGCAACGAACCGTCATCGAGATTCGTATACCGTCACCTGTATTGGTAAAGACATGAGGAATTGTATTAATACAAATAGTAGGCTGTTTAAGTTGATATTTCGTTAACTGTCGCCAGTTAGGACTATAACAAACTATCCTTGTTTTGTCTTTGTGAGCGTCAAGTGTTATATTTCTAACATCGTTATTAGGTTCGAAGAACTTTGTTTCTGTGTGGTCGCATCCTGATACAGGAAAGTTAATACCTATGCCTGTTGTATCAGTATCTATGTGACAATGTTCCAGAGTGTAAAAAGGTGCGCTAATAAGATAGCCAATATAATCCAAATCTATTCTGGCTACTTCGTCTACCCAATAAGAAAACCTAGGACACTTTTCTAATATGTCCTCCATTTTTAATCTTAGGAAACCATTGTCTTGTTCGTAAATAATTTTTTGAACTTGTTTTTGTAAGTAATAGTCGTTTTTATAGTAGTCTTTTACTTCTTGTTGAATATCGTCTTCTACGTCGATATGATTCCATACGTACATTGATTAACCTTCACTTGAGTTATTATTGAGGTGCAACTGTGCCAGTTGTCTTAATAGTAGATGAACTACTACCAGGACGTTGCTGTTGTGCCGCTTGTTGTGCCGCTTGCTGTTGCTGTTGCTTGCGCATCGCTGTGTCACCAATACGTCTATACTCGTCTGCGAACTCTGGATGCTGACCCATACTTGTTACTAACTGTAAGTAAGGCGCATCTCTGTATGTCTTAGAGTCTGAATTTAATTCTTTGCGAGAAATTTTACTTGCAAGAGCTTTTATAGCGGCTCTTGTGCTAGGATCTTGTGTAATAGCCGTAATTATTTCTGCATCAGGGCCTAATTGCGCTAGGTCTGCATCAGTAGGGCTGTCTGGCAATCTTCCACTAAGTACTGGCGATTGATCCTCAAAAATTTCTCTTATAAGCATAGTATTATTTACCTTGTCCGCGGTATGCCTTGTATCCTCTACGTTTATGTTTATTCATCATTTGCTTAGATACCTTACGCCCACGTCCTTGTCCTGACTTTTTAAATTTGGATCTGGTTTCCCATTTTCCTCTTTCACCATAGCTCATTTTTGCCATTTGTTACTCTCCTTGATTAATAAAAATATTTGATATCTGACCACCAATGCTTGCCTTTACTTATAGCTCGCATCCAACGGTCATAGTCTGCTTGGCTAACACCATCTATATAGTACTCGCCACCACCTTTAGTTTTCATTCTAACAGCAGTTGTTCCATTGTCAAAAACGAAATAGTCCAAGTCAGTAATCCAACTGCTTGCTACTGGCTCTTCACGTATTATCTCGCTCGCTCTCATATTTTTCTCTACACTCTTCACACCAACATTCTGAACAGTAGTCACAATCTTCATCCACGCAACTATGACCACAATGTGCTGGATGGTAACATCCTTTACATAATGTAATATGTTCTATTTCTACGTTCATTTGGTTTTTACGTTCTTTGCTGGACCACGTCTGTTCTTATTTGGGTCCTGTCTGCGTTTACGACTAGCGGCTTTTGCTCTACCTTTCTTACCTAGAGCATGCGCTTTTGCTTGTGGTAGGCATTTAGGTTTGCCTTCTTTGGAACTACCTCTTGCACAATCGCCACGTATCTTACCATCTGGACCGAAGCGTACCCACTTCTCTTTAAACCATTTACGTAAGTCTTCGTTGACTATTTCTGCAACTTTCATTTTTTCTTACTTTTGTTACCCCAGTTTTTAGCACCAACTTTACGGCACTTACTTAATGCACCACTTGCGTATGCACTGGGCCATACTTTGTAACGACTCTTAACTTTATGATAGCAGGCATCTT